GCTGCCGAAACTGCTGCGCTTCCATCAACTGCTGTTAATGTAGCAGTTGCATCGCCTGTTAAACTCAAGTTACGAGCCGTTTTCCACTTGGTAGCTGTTGAAGCATTACCAACTAACTCAGCATAAACGTTTGTAACGTTTAAGTCTTTGTTCAAGTTCCAGCGATCATCGCCGCTTGAATATGTTAAGGTTGCTGCAACTGTAGGGCCTTTAATTGTTATACCACCACCATCTGCTTGTGCAGCAGTAGTAGCATCTTTAGCTAACTCAATATTTTTATCACCAATTGCAACAGTAGTTGAATTAACTGTTGTAACAGTACCTAATACTGTTAAGTTGCCAGTGATTTCTGCATTACCTGCAATCGAAATATTTGCAGCAGTAATGTCATTTGAGTATAATGCACCTGACACAGTTACGTCGTTAAAAGTAACATTTGATGTAGGTGCAAGTGCTTGTGGCAAGCTGATTGTAACCGTGTTGTCGGTAACTGCTGTTGATACTCCAGTACCACCAGTAATTGTTAATGTGTCTGTTAACAAGCTAACTGTATCAGTGCCAGTGTTACCTGCAATTGCCAAGTTAGTTGCAACGGCTACAGTACCTGCGGCGCTTAAGCGACCTTTTGTATCAACTGTAAAAGTAGGGATTGCTGTTGCCGAACCGTAACTGCCTGCAGTAACTCCAGTATTTGCTAGTGTTAATGCTGCTGATACGTTTGCTGATCCATCAATTGCTGATAGTGTAGCAGTTGCATCGCCTGTTAAACTCAAGTTACGAGCATTTAACCATTTAGTAGCAGTATCGGCATTACCAATTAAATCTGCTGTAACACGTCGTGCAGTGAAATCACCGTTTGAATCGCGCTTTACTAATGTGCCTACTGTGTTGATATTGGTAGCTGCGTCAACCATGTCGGTATAGCGCTTACCACCAATAATAATGTGATTTACCGCATTTCCTGCGGTTTCGGTTCCAAGACCAATGTAAAGTCGGTCACCACCATTTGAGCCGTTATCTGTTAAACCCGAATAGGCTAACTCACCTGCGCCTAGTACCCCAGGATTACCTGACGTTTCACTGCGCTTAATTCTTAAAATAGAAGCCATAGCTTATCCTTTTAAAATTGACCAGCTTCAAAAATTTGCTTATCGAGCAAATTAGTAGCTTTCCACATATTTGTTGCCGTGTTATAAACTAACACACCGCCATCTTGTAGTTGACTAATATCAACGTCTGATGAGTTCATTAATGAGTTTACCGCAGGTGGAGGCAACATACCACTAGTAATAATTCTGGCAGGCTTGTCATCCGTTACTACAATATTTACTATCTGTTCTTGAATAACATTAGTATCGCCGCTTTGTGTTACGACTACTTCAGCACTCATCGTGTAACCTCCTGAACTAAGGTAAGGTTTCCGTTGATAAATGGAATCACGTTATTGCCGTTGTATAGTTCTAAACTATATACTGCTGTTGAAAACGTAAAGTTTTGTGTAACATTTGCCAACATAGTAATCTGGATTGTTTTAGTTGTATTATCTAAAACAATCTGTGAATTTTGTGTTGTTGCTTCATGAATAACTGTTGTACTGTCTACTGTTTCGCGAATTTGCATACGAGCCGCATATCCTGACAGTGAAACAGGCATATTAAATTCTACTACACCACCACTTGTATATGTGTTATACGCTAAACTATTTACTTGATTTATCTCTATGGTAGTAGTAGTTGGTGTAAGAGTAGACAAGTGATATTCTTCACCTGTACTATTTATTTCTTTCATACCGCCTGCACCGACTACACGAAATCTCCAGCCTATTGGCAGATTATGTGGCGTGGTAGTAGTAACTACACAAGGGGCTGATTTTGCAATAGACGAAATTGGTACATAAACTTTTGTTTCTGATTCCCAACGAAATGTCTCTTGAAAAGTGCTGCCTTGGTAGATTTTATAGTTAATTTTTGCTGGTTGCATTAGCCCACCTTAACCTTTTTAGCTGCTGCTATAGTAGCCGATACTCGAAACTTGTTAACTTCTTCGGTTAGTGCAACAACTTCGGTTTGCAATTGCTGATTCTCAACGCACAACTGTGCTAGTTGAGTATTTAGCAGAATCATTTCTTGCTGCAAGCGATTTAACTCAGTGGCAAGTAAGGTATTCTGTTGACTCATACGTTCTAGCTCCGTGTGCATTAAAGTAATTACGCTAGTTTCCGCATGGGTACTTTTCCAGTCTTTTAACAGTTTCTGAATTCCAACTGAGAAAGCAACAACTGCTAACGCAACTAGTGAAACTGTCTGAATGAGGCTGTGGTTATCAATCTCCACCATAATCAGATCTCCTTATTAGCAGTGGTTGTATATTTAATTATATTCTAAACGGCAGAGCTGCCCTTTACATCTAGTTAAAAGCTTGTCAAGAAAAAAGGTTGACAAACTCTGACAATTTGATATATTATACCACAAGGGCGGTAACTTGTCAATGCAAAAAAATACCCTGCCCATATAATGGACAGGGTATTTTGGTTACAAGAATTTTTTAGTTTTTACGGTATTACACCGCCTTCGCCAGCACTAGCATTTTGAACATAGAAGTATGCTACTATAGTTCTGTAATTACTAGGGTAATAAGCATCTTGTCCTGGGAATGTAAAGTTAATAGTGTAAAAACCAACGGCTAAAGCTCCATAGTTACCAACTACCTGACGATATTGACCTGAACCATTAAAACTTCCACTAAGTGCAAATCCAGTATAAGGCCCAGTTACAATAGTAGCAGTAACAGCACCACCAGGTCTACCACCATTTAGACCCCAAGTGTCGCCTTGATAATCAAAGTTGTAATAGTTATAAGTAACTGCAGTTCTTGTTGGCGTATATTGTACAGTATAATTGCAAGTAGCTACATTGTTGTATTCAACTACTTGTGAGTATGTACCACCAACTCCATCGTTGTAGTTCTGCGTTAGCGTATAACCAACACAGTACTGTCCACCACTTAAAGTACCTGCATCATAAACTGTTTTGTATCGTGCTGAACGAACATTGTTGTTATAAGCAAACTTAATCCATAAACGGAAATCGCCTACAGTTTGACTGCCTCGTGCAGTTGCACCTGTAATATAGTTTGTAAAATTACCGTTACCGTCTAATGTTAAGCCAGTGCCTGTAAAAGTTGTTGGTTGAGGATCGCCGTTATTAGTACCTTCAAAAGAAAAAGCACCATACGGCATACCGCCTGTTACACTAATAGTCATATACCCATTTAGCGGAACTATATAGTTACCATGAGCATCACTTACAATAGTAAGTGATTCATTATAACTAGGAGTTGTACTAGTGTCGCCTATATCAAAGCTGGTACTTGCTTGTGAAGGCCCACCACTATAACCAGTACGTAAGTTAAACGTTGCAGTTTCAGTTCCTTCTGTTTGTAAATCACTTCTGGGATAAATAATAACTTGAAAGTATCCCACAGCATTAGTAACAAAAGTATTGTTTAAAGTACTACCGCCACTAGGGGTAAACCACCCGTTTCCATCTTGTGCGTCATGATAAACATATTGAATGTCGTTAGTTGTAATATTAGTACCTGATATATCCCACCATAGTTGAGTTCCTACGGGTACATTTGTCCAACTAATAGTAAAGAACTGAAATCCATTTTCATTTACAGTAGCAACATATCTGCTAACTGAATAGCTTGCAGGAGTTTGCGACACATCAAGAACTGTAATAACTCCATAGGTGTCTTTAGTAAAGCCGTTTGGATATTGTACTACTAGTGTGCCGTCTTGAGTTCCTTCAGTACTTTGATCTGCTGTAAATTCGATTGTAAAATTCGCTATACCGTCAGAACCAATTGCTACCCCATTAGCAGCAGAGTTAATATAATCAGCTGATTCAAGAGTACCACCAATAAACTTAGGATAAACCATTGTCCCTGCAGGCACATTAGTTGTAGTTACCTTAAAGTATCCGGTACTAGTTTCACTAATAGTTAGTGGCCCTTTTGTTCCGTTTGAGCCTGTAATTGAAAAAGTTTGTGTTGGGTTTACGGTATAGTTAAAACTTCGGAAGTTCTTAGTTGTTGTGTTAAATATCCAAAAAGTGCGATTAGAAACAGCGTTAGGATTACCGCCAAGATCACTACCGTCTGGCCCCAGTGGTGTGGCTGGTGGATTGCTAAAGTTTCCGTTTTCGTCAAAGTATTGAGTTCCCACTGTAGAATACTCAGGCTTCCAACGATTATTCCAAGCATAAACAGGGTCTACGCCTTGTGGTAAATTTGTAAATTCAAAAGATCCGTTAGGCGTTCCGCCTGTAATTGTAATACTTGTTCGTTCGTTATAGTTAAAAGTTTGAGGCGATATATTTAATACTTCGTTACCTGCGGGAACGTCAGTAATTGGTATATCTAGAAACGTTGATCCGTTATTAACGGATATACGCATTGTTTCATTCTCTGTGGAAGCATCTCGAGCAAATCTAAACTCTAAGCCACTGGTATTATTAGAAATTGTAAAATTACCTGTTAGTGTACCAACACTTAAATCTGCTTGAGTAATGCCTGTTATTGTATACGGAACTGTAGAACCGTTTGCTAAACCCTGGGTAGTTAATGTAACTGCAATAGACTGACCTTCTTCCGGAGTCATAAAGCTTGATAGCGAATAACTTATAGCATCAGTAATTGTAAAACTAACCGAAGACTTGCCATTTAGAAGTTCTACGGTAGCTGTTTCCGTGCCTTCTATAAAACCATCGCTTGTTGCCGTAAGAGATATTGTTGCATTATTATTAGTTACACTAAAATTACCTGTTAAAGTACCAGAAGTAAAATCACTAGCAGTAATATTTGTGCCTACAATTCTATAAGGTACTAGAGTACCGTTTGGAACTCCTGAAGTAGTTAGATAAATAGTAATAACAAACGTAGTGTAAAGACCACCTTGAGATTCTTGAATACCAGCAGCATTTTTAGTTAGTATATAACTTTGAGGTAATTCTGGAGGGGTATAGCCTTGATCTAAAGGTGTGGCATTTACAACTATAGTTCTTGTTAAGCTTCCCGTAACTCCGTACATACCAGGCACATCCGGAGTTGATACTGCATGTCTAAATGTTGGAGGTGCTGCACGATAAAGATTACTACTGTTAAAAGCTTTTTTATACAGTGTGGGTATATATGTACTGTAGTAAGTGCCATTAACGGGATATACCCAACTTCGGTTAATTCCAGGCAATAAAAATGCAGGATTACTAGGCATAGCATAGTTAACATCCAATAATAACTCACCAACGTCGGACTCAACTGCTGGCCCTAGCGGATTTGCAGAGTTATACTTAGTAGTTAGATCTGAAATAACAATGTAAGGGTACTGTGCTGGTTGCAAGTGTCTTTTATTAGAGTCAAACATACACTCAGCAGCTTGGTTAAATATTTGTATACCATATCCAGTACCCAACTGTGCATTAGGTATAGCCTCACCTATAAACATATATGCTTTAGGAATGTCTGCTGCAGTTGCGACTGCAGTATTAGGAACATATGCCCTGATACTTACAAAATTATAACTATAAACATTTGAAGCATCTTGACTTTCATAATATATATTTTTTGCTGTATTTGGCAAATTAAATATTAAGAAACCTTTATATGCTGCAGGAGTAGAGTACGTTATAGTATATACGGACCAAGAAGTTATTCCTGAACCTGCTGGTACAAAAGATGAAAAAGGATTACCTTCTGCATCTGTCTGATTTAATAAATTAGCATAGTAAGCAGGATCTAATAAATTAGTACTATATACTGGTGCTTGTTCTAAAAACCAAGGCTTAACACTAGAATCATCAATAATTTTTTCGCCACTGTTATTAAAAAATTTAAAACCATAGGTCATACAGCAAACACCATTAAAATTGTAGTAGCTCTTTGTGTAAAAGCAGGCATATAGCGTTTATCTGTCCACGAAATAAACGGTATTTGACTTGTAGAATAATACCCGTGATTAATTGACCAGTAATGGTCTCCATAGACTGTTGGAATTATAATAAGTTTCTCTGCTGTAGGTCCTGTATCAGGATTGTAAGCGTACTCAACTGGAAGATATTCTATTTTTGGAGTATCTATGTATGTAGTGCTTCCTGGCATTGTAATAAATTTTACAAAGACTCCACCAGGGCTGGTGGAGTCATATGCTAGACTATTATCTGTGTTGTAAATTTGCATTCCGTATGCCATACGTATCCTTAAGCCAAGTTACCAATAACAACGCGCTTTTGACCTGCGTTAAATACTGTAATTTTGTTGTTCAGTCCGTCAATAACAATGCGATCACTATTAGCATTTCCGCTATTATTGCCTATATTTAACCTATTAGCATTTACTACACCTGTAGTAATTCTGCCTCCATCAATAACAGTAGTACCATTTTCCCCTAAGTCTGCAGCACTTAATTTACCTGCTACAGCATTATTTAAATTGGTAATCGTGGTAGTTGAACTAAGGTCAGTAGCACTTAACTTGCCAGAAACAGTAGTATTTAAATTACTAATAGTTTGCGTAGCTGCTACCTGAGTGTTAATATTAGTAAAAGTTACTATGCCATTAAAGTTTTGATGTGTAAATGCATCACTAATTTCTACTGTTTGTGCACCGCCTGAAACAGTTTCTTGTACACTGTAACGAGCTGCCCACATCTTTCCAATAGGATTATCTACAACTGTAAATGTAGTAGACCAGTACTGTGTTAGACTACTAAAAGCTCCTGTAGCAAAAGTATATCCTGCTGCCGCTGGTTTACTAGGTTGATTAGGTTCAGGAACGGGCGGGTTATAATACAAATATCCAGTTGCATTTTTTAATGGTGGATTTACTACAGTTTGGCCTTCAACAAGCACTGGTTGTTGCCAAGTATAGGTTATACCACCAGCTGCTCTAGTACCAAAACTTGTCCAAAGTGGGTTTGTTCCTGTAGTTCCTGCTATAGTTTGAGACCACTGAGGATTAGTTAAAGCTAAAGTAGCTGTAAGAGTACCTGCTGGTGGAGCACTAGGTCCACTACCTCCAAATCCAATAGGATAACGAGTATATATTTGCGTAGTACCTTCACCAGTAAGACCATTGTTTGACTTATTTAGTGTAAGGATTTTATCAAAATTAGTGGCTACACCATTAACGCTAAGAGTAGCTCTATATGTTGCACTTGCAGTAGTAGCGCTGATTGCTGATATTGTTATAGCACCAGTTGTTGTAACAATATCGCTGGTCATACCTGTTTCAGATATTTTTGACCACACAACGCCATTAGCACTAGTTAATCTAGTTGCACCGCGAAAAACTATAAACTCACTGTTTAAATTTAACGGACTAGCTATTGGTGTACCATCACTATTACAACTAATAGTTTGATTTTCATTTGTTAAACCGCCTGAAATACCATCGCTACCATCTTTTAAAGAGTAAATAGTAATTTGATCAAATACTGTTGTAACACCGCCGGTAACTACAACTTTTACTATTGTAGTTCCACTTGTAAAACTTGCTAGTGAGTATACTGCACTTGTGCCTGTTTGAACAGCTGTAAAAGTTGTACCGCCGTTAGTAGACGTACTCCATGCATAAGTTGGAGTAGCACCCACATTAAAAGCAGTAGCTGTTAATGTAATTGTTGAAGGACTAATTACTTCAGTATTTTTTGCAGCAATAAATGCTTGTGTGCTTGCTGTAACATTAACAACAGAAGCATCTGCACCGTCAAAAGATTTATTTAAGTTTAGTGTTTTAGTTAATGTAACGCCATTTACGGTTGCGCTAAATACGGCTTCGCCAAATTGTTCATCCAAGCTATCAATTGTAATAACACCATCGCCATCTATTCTATAAGTAGAAGCGCTTCCACCATTGTAACTAACTGGCGCAAATGTAGGTATTGGTCCAGGTATTGAAGTGCTAGTTAAAAATCTTCCTCCCAATACTGCGTACATTTGTGTTGTAAAAGGAAACTGCCCAGCAATAACTTGTCCAGCACTATCACAACTAATATTTTGGTTTTCATTTTTTAAACCAACTATAAAAGCATCATCGCCTTCGCGATAACTATACACAGAAAATGTATCAAATACGCTAAAGGTGCCTTCGGAAACAGTTACTTTTACTGTTTTTACACCAAGTGGATTAAATTTCTTTAGTATAAAAGTATTGCCGCTAGCTGTTCCAATTTCTACTCCTGGAACGACATTGTCAACTAACCAAGTATATGTTGGAGTAACAAAATTACTTGGAGTGGCTGTTAGTGTAATTGTATCTGGTGTTACTGTAGTTGTATTCTTCTCAGTTATAAAAGCTTGTCTAGCAGAAGTTAAATTAACTGATCGTGCTGTAGCACCTGCAACGCCTTCTTTTGATTTTGTAAAACTTTGACGCTTTACAATGCTAAAAGCTACTCCGGTAGTTGTTTTACCAGTAATTGTATAGTCGATAGTGGCAACGTCTAGGGCATTGTCCATAGATGCGTGACGATCATAATCAATATAATTACCACCAACTGACGGAGTTGTATCGCACACAATACCATTTGCAGTAATAGTGCTTACAGTCCAAGTACCGTTTTCAAAAGGGCTGTTGTTATCTACATCTAAATATGTATTACCTTGCTTGACTTGAATATTGGTACCGCTACCAACATAACTACTTGCAGTAGTTGTTCCATCTGTATACGCAGGTATTCCATGAGATTCATTTGATAAGTAAACTGTAATTTGTTCTGTGCCGTCATTAATACGATAAAGAGTTAAAACATCGTTTACGTCACCAAGTGTAGCAGTAACTACTGCAGTACCAACTGTTATTCCTAAAGCGTCAAACTGTGCACGTGTAATTGTTATTTTGTTTGAATTTATTCCTGTGCCTTGAGTAAATGCAATGTTACCAATAGGTGTAGTAGTATTATCGCGTGCAAAAGCTTGAACTGTAAATGTAGGCGTACCCGTTAAGTTAACTAAGCGAGCTGTAACCGTTGTCGAAGGAGTTTGAGAAACTGTAGCAAATTGATCTTTGTAGATAAATTCTTTGTTGGGTGTACTGAGTTGAATTAGTGGTGCGGTCTCACCTGCTAATGCACGATAAACGTTCCACACTTGCTCTATTGTAACACCGTTATAAACAGCCTTAAAAGTAACATTGCCGCCATCTTCTGTTAAACCAGTACAGCTATAAACGCCTGTTGTGGCATCTATAGTTGCTCCAACAATACTGTCAACACTTCCTGCTTTAATAGAGTATACTGGTCTTGCTCCAAACGGAGGAAGGTTTATTCCACCAGTTACTTCAGTACTTAAGTTAAAAACCTTAAAAACACCAGTAGCTTGGCTAAAGTTTCCACCAGTACCATCAGTTGCAGTAACAATAGGAGTAGGATCGTTTGTTAAATATCCGTAGACACTTATGTTTTCCTCAAGCACTACGGCTGTTAGCTGATTAGAAACTGTATAAGACCCAGGGCCTGTCGGGCCCGCGGGATCTACTTCATCTTCGTCAATTGCACTAATAAAAGCGTACTTTACGTAATACCGAGTATTAGGAGTTAAGTTAGGAATAGTTACGTTTAAGCTATTGCCAGAAGGCACAAGTGTGCCTTCCCCGTTATTAGGATTAAATCCAGTAGTTAATGAGTACCATACTTTTACTGCTACTAAGTCATCTCTAACATCTGTAGTTCTAATAGTGTCATATGGTCTATCTAATACCAATTGTAATGATTTTACGCCTGGGTATAAAAATGCCGCCATGCTTATCCTTTAAATAATAGTTTTAACAACTATTGTTCCTAAAGTACTTGTAGTACTGTAATTGCCTTGCCCATCTTTTGCTCTGCAGGCCACTCGATAAGTAACCCCCGCTGCTGAAAGTCTGGGTCTTGGTTGTTTACGAAGATCAAACCTAGCTACACCTAGACTTTGTATAACTGTGATATTATTTGTTGCTGGATTTGGAGTTAATTCCCAGAAATCTTCTACACCTGTATCTTTATACAATCTGTACTCATACGTAGCAAAATCAGGCGTTTTTAAGGCAGGGTCTGGAGTTACAACAATCTCAGTTTTGTCTAAATCTAGAGTTAGTAGTGGTGCAATAGATCCAGTAAGTGTTTTACCAACGTTTGTAAACCAATAAGTATCAGACCAAGGTCCTACAACAGTACCAGATTTATTACTGTAACGTGCTCGTATCTTATAAACATCACCAGTAGTTAATCCATTAACTGTTAAACTACTAACTGATTTGTCAACACGATATAGCTCTGTTAAACTAGTAGTTCCAAAATCGCTATTGCCACGAATGATTTGTGATTCAATTTGCTCTGCTTGGTTACTTAATCCAGTAGGGTTTGAAAAACTAACTAATACAACGTTCTGATATGTTCCGCCAGAAATAGCCTCACTTAATACGCTGTCACTAGTTACTTGTGCAATTATTGGTGCTTCAATAATACTCATTTTAACAATATCGTTGTTAGCTAAACTAGTGTTGGGATTGTATGTTATTAACTGTGACAAATCAGTAGTATAAATACTAGGTGCATAATCAACTAAAGTTAACTTTGCTCCTGTTGAGCTTGTTGGCTCTACGTTTAGAACTACTAATTCTTGGGTTTCCTGTCCAATTTCACCCAGCATAAACAAGTTATCGACCTCTAGACTATCACCTGCAGCAATAGGTGCTGAAGATACTAATTTAATAGTAGTAACAGTAGCTGTTTGACCAGCAGCTAGTGTAGGGCTGGTAGCTGCTAAATCTATTGTTTTAGTAGTACCGTTGGGTTTATTTTTGTCGTTTACTCGAACTAATATTCTGTAAGTTTTTCCATAAGTTAAATTAACAGGTTCTGTTAGCTCTAATGTAGTAGTATTTGTAATAGCTTTTATCCTACCTGTAGCAACGCCCCATAGTGGAACATCGTGACTTACTTTAACTACATCACCTCGATTACATACTAAGTATTCAAAGTCGGTATTTAATGTATAAGTCTCAGGACGCAATTTTAATTGTGCATGATGCCACCTAGCCAAGAATCTTGCTTGATTAGCGTTGGTTACACCAGGTAAAGTTATACTTTCAAATAGTGTTGCTGCTGTTTTACCGCCAGTACCATCCTGATTATATCCGTAATTATAGATAATATGCTCAGAAGCCTGATAAGCTTGCTCTTCATCTACAATAGTTACTCGGAAAGCATTTGGCAGTCTTGGAAGTGCTTTTGTAGACTCAAAACCCCAGCTATTATGTGGAGTAAAATATTGAGTAGTATATGCTCTAGGCTTATCAACTACAACAGACCATTTACCATCTAAAAATATTGGGCTTGCTAATCCTGCTGCGCAAACATCTCGTAACATATCCATAACACTCATACTGTTAGTAATAATGTTATTATAAGTTAACGGAGCGTTAGAAGGATTGTTTCCTGCGCAGAACTCATGCCAAGTTTGTAATGTTGGTAAGTCTATTTTAGTAGCCATCTCTGATGCATTTATCTTATACGCATTAGCTGGATGCATTAAAACATACGCAAATAAGCTTGCAGGATTATTAGTAGGTCTGCTAATCCATTTTTGTGTAGCCTTATCCCAGTCTAAACAAATACTTTGAACTAAAGCATTTACTCCATCTACTGAACCATTAATTTTGTTTGTGCTTTGCACACGGACAGCAGTTTTGGCAATATAAGTTCCTGGCGGATTAACAGCAGGCCGTGTATTATCAAAACAAGCTGCTGTAAAAAATATTACTTTGGAGTACCTCTGGAAATCGCCTTCTTCGGTTGCATCGTTGTCAGTACGACGGCATCTAATAGCATAGCGTGCCTTGGGTAATTGTGTAAAATACTGTGTGTGTCCAAAAGCATCTTTTCGATTTTTAGACACGCCAGAAGTTCCAAATATTATTTCTGTATGTGTTGTAGATATAGTGTTTAAACCTGACTTAGTAAAACTTATTTTAAGAGCAGCACCCATGTCACGACCGCCTTCATTACCACAAGTTAACCTAACAGTATGCGTACCTGCGTCTATGTATACGGAAGCTGATTGAGTTTCCCTATAGCTGTTCATTGGCATAGTAATAATCTGTTTGCCATCAATTTCTACAGTACCTGTATCGTCGGCTGAAGCTTCAATATCGTAGTATCCGCTATTAGGAAAGTTAACGGTCTTAGACACATCTAGTTGATCTAGATAATTTCCACTATAGTTTGTTGGACGTACAGCATAACTTTGTAACAAACTGCCCCAACCACTCCACTTGTTAAAGCTACTATTTACACCAGTAAATTGTGTAGAATTAAATATTTCTACGGGTGTTGTTGCTGTTGCTGCAACCTGACCTGCTGGGGTATTATCATTCCAAACTTTGCCTGCTTGTATAGCGATTTTAACAGCAGTTAGGGTTGTTTGATCATAAACGCCATCGCCACCGCCAACTTGAACAGTTTCTGTTATTTGTGTTGGAGTCAATTGAAGCCCATTATAGCCAACATAACTTCCTAAGTGTGAAGTAACAGGCTCAATTATACCTGTGTTAGTCATAACCACAGTGTACAATTTTAATGAATTAGGAGGAAGTAGTGGTAAGTGTGTATATGTACCACCGTCTCCTATAAGACTTGCATAACTTCCAGACTTATATTCCGCAATCATTGTAGTACTTGGCGGACCATTTAAAACGTCAGTAGCAGCACCATCATAGCGCTGAATACCACCACCAGGAAGCATTGCAAAAACTGTATAGCGATATAAGGTAACGGCCTCCCAGTCACCACTAGAACTATTGTAACGGGTTGCTGTACCGGGTCTAAGAAGTGTTGTTGTGTATGCGTTTGAGTTAAGCTGGTTTGAATTATAGTTTCCTAGAGAATACGCGGGAGTATCTTCAAAATTCCAAGTAGTACCATTATAAGTACCAAGCTGCATTTGAACTCCAGCAGTAGCTTCCGTAATTTTTCCATCTTTTTTATTAATAGTACGCATACCTACTGGAAAAGTAAGTGCTACGTCAACACGTGTAGACTCTTGATTAAAATAAATGTACTGCCAAGGATTCCCGTCTGTAGCATTATTAACAAGTTCAACAGATTTTACAGGAGCCTGCTCTACATCTGAACCGTATAAGGAATTAAACGCTGTTTGATCTTCTTCTGGACGGCCGTATAGTGTTTGAGGTTTAGGTAAGGACATAGCCGAACCTTGATATAAATTTTCAAGACGGTTTGCGCCAACGCAAAGATCCGTAATTTGTAGCGGACCAAAACCCCAAGTAAGCAACAGATTTAAAATAGTTGTATCTGTCATAGTTTCAATATAAGGCGCTGCACCTAACATTGCTGTCATTCTAACTTTGCCTAAAACAACTGGAATAGGTCCGAATTTGTTTGCTTGATTGCTTGTACCTGAAAATAGATTTAAACCATTAGCGCTGCCAGGATCATTAGTTGTAGGCTGACGTACAGGCATAATTGCATTTACTAATGCAATACCTGCTGCGGAAATAGCCATGGTAGCAGCAGTTTTAGTAAAGCCTGTTAGCTTTAACCCTTCCATTCCAATTTCTTTAATTCCCTCACCAGCGAACTCGGGTGCTATAATAACAATTGCAAGAATAAGCAACATCTTAAACGTATCGCGACCTTGTGGCACTGCTCTATACGCAATAGCTTGTCCTGCTTTTACAACTGTAGTGGCCCAATCTTCTTTGGCAATTGGAACACCATCAACTACAATTACTAATCTATCTGTATACTCTGGACTAAGATGATATTTGTTTTGTACGAATAGTGCAAAGTCTTCAACAGTTGTACCTGCAACTGTCCACTCATGATACACATTTGTTTTTAGTGGGTGAGGTCTACCCACAACTTCAATTTGTTTGTTTTCGCTGTATTTATAAACGCCTTCTAAACGCTTGTTCCACTTAATATTAGCTAGCGATTCAACTACACTGTCGCGACCTTCGCGGCAGTGCAAAAATTTGTTGTTACCTACATAGACACCAACGTGTGCAGGCTCTCCATAGATATTAAATAATACTACGTCACCTGGTGCAGGAGTAGTAGTTTTGTTCCACGAGTCCTTATAAAGACTAATAGCCCTTGTGACGTTAGTGTCATAAGGGCCAGTATATTCGTCAACATAGCTTGGTAGATCAATATTTAATTCTTCTTTGTAGTAAAGACGAACAAGTCCCCAGCAATCTATTCCATCAATATCTCTGCCGTTATCTTTGTAACGCAGACCAATATATTTATCATAGTTCATTAAAATAGTCCTGGAAAGTAACCAGGTGTAAAGTTATAGCAGGGAAACGGCTCTCTGCTTAGATTAATCATATCTAAACTTAAGCTAATTTTATCTGCATCATAAGTTACACTGGTAATATAAAAATCTGCGAAACTAGCTTCAACAGTATCGGGTGAGCCAGATAGTACTAGCTCTAATAATATTTTTGTTGGTTTTGTAAGAGTATTGCGTATTTGTGCAATAAGGTCAGGTGAAGCATAGTTTAAAGTTATGCTGCACTGACCTACGCCTGCTTCTTGTTCGCCTGGTAATACTATTTCCATTGGTAAAAAATAGTAATCGTTGCCTCGACTAGTTACACCATACACTATTTCAAGCTCAGTAGTTAAAGCTGGTAATCTACCAGTAAAACTGTCAGCAATACGTCCAACAACTGCTATATTATTTACTGGATCAAAAACAGTTAAAAGCATAATTATTGCTTGATCTGTTTCCGAGCCATACATTGCACGTATGGCTTGTGGAGACAATCGGGTTAAACGACTCATGGCATTATTTCCATTTTTAAACTAGTAGTCCAAAAACCTGGTGCAAGGTACTGAAGTGTAAAAAATTCACCACCACCACCAGGAATAATTCTGGCATCTACTGTAGTACCAAGTTTTCTAGGATGTGGAAATGTAAAACGACTTACACCTTTGATAGTATCTTTAACAAATGTTTCTAGTTGATCACACTGTGCGGTTGTCATAATAAATGATAATGTCATCTCATTAGGGCGGCTTGCTCGCCTGCGCTGTTTTGCTGGGCCTGCATCAGTTTGACTGCGGATGATGTTAACACCCACAGTCTCCTGAAACCCTTTTTGCGGCACTTGCGGCAATGTTGTTGGCCATGGAATTGCCATATGTTATCTCCTTACCATTGAGGGACGCTGTCCGTAGCTGCTTGTTAAGGCTTGTTGAGATGCAGAGCCTGTTCTTGAAAGTTGATCTGCTACCATGTCTCCAACGATAACTTCAATCTTACGATTACCTTTAGAATCAACTGTTTCTGTAGTAGTAGCTTTCTCAGATGAGTAGTTGTTAACAACCACATCAACCTTAGTACCGCCACTATCTGAACGAACTCCAAGATTACCGTTATTGTCGCGCTTTAGGGGCATAATAGCTTCTGGTCCTGCTTCGCCCATTAAGCCAGTGCCTTTAGCAAACTTAAACATAGTAGGCGAATCAACAACAGAATTAGTGAATGTACCGCCTTTGGCAAACTTCATCAAACCTACGTCAAATACGTTACCTTTTGCACTTTCCAAACCTGCACCAGATGCCTTAAAATTAGCAATAGAGTTATCAATGCGGCCCATTCCTGTAAACATATTAAATATGCCTCTAACTCCGCCAACACCGTTACCCTTGTATACAGACATCATTTGTTGTTGTAGTTCATAGCGAATTAAATCAGCGATCATGCTGTTAATTAGGTCTTTAAAGCTTCCTTTACCAGTAGTTACCATTTGTACAATAGCATCAGCCATAGCACCAAACGTCTTAATAAAAGTTGCTTCGTAAGATTTCATGCGATCGTTTAGGGAGTATTGTAAATCAATACTTGCTTTCTTTGCGTCGTTGTTTTGATTAATACGAGTAAGCTCCCAGTTCCAGTAAGTATCTGCATTAGTACGTCTTCTATCAAAAGACGCTTTGTCGTAGTTTTCTACATCTAGTTTAGCTGTTTTCTCATCTTCAGCAATTTTTCTAACCGTGCTTGCATAAGTCTCATTTGCTTTTGCTTTGTCATTTTCAGATTGCTTTAATAACAGATTCATCTTCAAAGATTTCTCTTGAGCAGCTATTTCATCTGGGTGCATTATTTGAACTTGAGCTCGTACGCCTAACAGTTCCATCTGATTATTAATGGCATCTATTTCAGTATCTCTTTGCAGCTGTTCTAAGTTAATTCTATCTCGTGCAAGTGCGTTAATTCGTTTATATTCGTTAGCAATTCTTGCTTGAGCTTGCTGTATTGTAAGGATCTGACCTTCTTTAGTTTGCTGTTCATCTAATAAGTCAATTTGTTTAAACTTTGAGTCTCTTAACTCACCTAAAGCTTTTACAGAAGCCTTATCGTCGTTTCGTTGAGCAATTGCTATTCTATCTACGATACCAAAAACTTCATCGTATAAACTTCTTTTTGCCAGTAGTTGATCTTTGCCTTGCTTATCAGCGTCTAACTGCTGTTTGGCCGCCATCTGTGAATCGTTTAAGAATTCATAAGTATTTAAAGTTAAGTCTTGCTGCTGTTTCTTTAAATCGATTAATCGACCGTTAGATTGCTCTAACTTAAGCTGTTCTTCTCTAATTTCTTTTAAACTGCCAAGTTCAATATTATTTTCTTCAATACGTTTTTTAGCATTTAAAGCAGCGTTAGTTGCACGTGAACCTTGAGTTGCCATACCTACGCCAGCAGCTATAGTAGCTGCTGTTGGAGTCATTGCTTTAACTTCTGCTACTGTGGGTGCTTTGCCAAGATCCATGGCATTTGTAGTAGTAGTAATACCAGATACAGTTCTCTGTAACTCTTTCTGCCTATTTTGTTCTTCAAATGTAAGAGGGCGTTTCTTGCCTTTTTCCTCTAGGTCTTTAAGTCCTGCTTCTGCTAGTTCACGCTCTTTTAAGGCATTTGCACGCAGCATAGTATTATTTAAAGTAGTCATAATACTATTTTGCTGTTGCTGAAGTTTAATATCTTCAATATTAAGCTGACCCATTGCCTTAGCCATACCAGGACCACTTAAACCTGAAAGTAAATTTTTACTAATAGATATAGCTGCTTGCTGCATAGCTGTTGTTGCCATTCTCTCTACCAGAGAATAACCTAACCCTACTGCATTAGTTACAATTTTATTAAGTTGACCTGTTAAAGCCTCATAATTAAATTTATTAGCATTTAATTCAACAGTTAATGTTCCTAACTGTTGATTTAATTTTGCTTTTTTATCATTAATTTGATTTACAAATCTTTGACTAGCATTTGACAAATCAATATTTGCCAACTGATTCAGCTGAGACTGAGTATCCGCTATTTGTAATGTAAAATTATCAATATTTTTAGTAATATCTGGTAATTGAGCTTTAATATTCATTAGCTCTTTTTCTGCACCAGGTCCTAATAGCCCAACAATTTTAGGTTTTTCTAGTAGCTTTTCAATAGCTCCGACTGTACTTTCTGTATCTTTAAAAGATTTTGTAACTTCAATGCCTACAGTTAATAAATCACGACCAAACTTAGTAACAGCATCATTGCCTGATAACTGTTGACCAAACTGATCAAAAGACTCGCCGGCTGTTTTTAAAGCATCGCTTACAGATAAAATGTTTTGGCCTACTTCTTTTTGTCTATTAGATAGTGGTGTTAGTATTGCAAGGGCATCTTTGCCCGTTTTTACAACATCTTTGTTACCAGCAGACAGCAAAGCATCTCGCATTGCTTTTTCGCTTAAATTACCTACTTTTAAAATTTCTTTTAAACGCTCTTCGGCAGCAGTCTTTAATGGACCTTCAGGAATTAAACTTATTTGTTGTGCTAAATTAGCTGCAACGCTATTAGCAAAATCTGCTTTCAAACCTTTGTCTACAGCAGTTTTAAACCCATCCATAAAACGATCAAAAGGGCTAGCCATTTCATCAGCACGATTTAGTTTATCTGCTAACTGGCCTAGATCTTCTGTCAACTGTCCAAAAACATTGCCTTTAGCAATACTACCAGCTGCACTTAATGTATTTCCGTATTTTTTTATTACGTCAATTGCAGTTGTTACTGTTGAGTTATTTTGTGATACTTGCGAATTGAATTCGCCAACAGCTTGACTATTTTTACTAAAAATATAGTCTAAAATACCTACTACCGCCCCTAGTACTCCTACAACATTCATTAAACCAGATAGGCTTCTAATAAATATTCCAGTTTCTACTGTGGCTGCAACAGCCCAACCTGTAGCTCTGGTCTTTAGTTTATCCCAGCCACCCATGTTTGCTGAAGCATTAACTTGTTTTTCAAGTTGTGCAAGACCGTATCTAAATCCACCTTGCTGAGTATTTGTAGACACATCAGCTAAAGCATTTAGACTTTCTGATCTGGCTGAGGCAGTTCGGCTAATCCTACGTCTAGCTTCTTCACTTGCATTAGACTTGGAAAACTGGTTTTCGGCCTGATTATGGGCACTAGTAATATCCTTGGTAAGCCTTAATTCTTCTTTTCTTGCATCTTTTGCACGCTGCAACGCATCTGCATAGGCACTAGCTTCAGCTGTTCCTTTTTTACTTAGATCGTTAATCTGTGATTGCGTACGTGCAAAATCTTTAGGATCGTCTCCATAAACACCGCTAGCCATGCTTTTGGTAGTTTTTGTCTGGCGTAAGTTATTATCGGCCTGTAGTTTAGCAATATCTGACAACGCTGTTCGGTATTTAGTTTTTGCAGCATCTAAATTACTTTGTAGTGCTGGCAAATTAAATTTTGCCATTGTAGATTCTACATTTTTACTAGCAAAACTTTCTGTAATGTCAGCAGCATTTTTCTTTGCGGCTGCGGCTGTTTTTACTAATTCGTTACGCCAGCTGGATAGTGCTGGAATAGCCATGTTCATTAACTTAAAAGCTAAACCTGCTAAAACTACTCCTAGCAAAGTGCTATTATTAGCTAATACATTTGCTACTGGTACTAAGAATTTGTTGACAAATTGCAAGGCGGTTGTAGCTAAGTTACGAATACTGGCTTCAAGCTTTTGCCAAGGATTAGAATCTAAATTAATATCACCGTATTTTTTATTTAATTCATCAAGAACTGCAACAGCAAAACCTTGACGACGTTCAAAATCAGTTAAACTTGCAGAAGTTTTACCTAAACTTAAAGCATATTTTTCTGCAGCTGGACCAAGCTTAGTGTATAAACCTAATTCATCTAATAGTTCAGGCTCTAGTTTAGTAATACCGCGAGTTAAACGACTAACTGCATCTGTCATGTCTAAACCTAGTACTTGTGCTGCTTGTTTAGCACCTTTACCAATATCTAGAATTTGTTTACTGCTTAAACCTGCGGAACTAGCTTTAGTTACTGCTCCCATTGCTTCACGTAAACTAACTGCACCGTCTGTGGCTTCTACAAACTTTTGTGCCATACTACCAAGTGCTACTCCGCTAGCGGAGCCAAGCTGATTCATACCATTAACCATGTTAGTAGTATTCATTGCGTCTTTTAAAGCGCCAAAAGCAGCTGTAACCGCAAAAAGGTTAGCTGCAACTGTTGCGTATACTTGTACTAATCCACCAAGACCGCGTGATTCTTTTGCAAAATCTCGTGCGCTTGCTCCTGTAGCACCCATTGTACCACGGCCGCGATTATATTCAGTACCCTCACCTGCGGCACGATATCCAGAGCGTGCTGCTGCCTTGCGACTTAGCTCGGCAGCTTTTGTCATCTCTTGATTATATTCTTTTGCTTCGCCTACACGTTTTCTTCCTGAACCACTTGGGTCAGCCA